GCCCGGCAGCCAACAAAAGAAAATGCTTTTATGCCGATACGCCCGTAAATTTCGCGGGCTTTCAGCTGTTGCGGGGCGCTTTTGTGCACTGAACAGCACCAGCGAATATATGAACATGGCGGCCCGAAAAGGTGCCATGAATCCTCAGGCAGCATATCAGACTGACAGACAATAAAATCTATATTTCTATCAGTGCACCATATCCGAATATTATCTATGTAGTTATACGTGTCAGGGAATTCCATATGCGTGTTTGTGAAAAACACCTTAAACGCATCATGCGGGAGCGCTCTCTGCACGATATCAAGCAGCACCATGCTATCTTTCCCGCCCGAAAATGACACCCAAATAGCATTAGTTTTGTTTTTATATTCGTTATAATATTTTTTAACGCGCTCTATTGCGGAATCGGCCAGGGCGGTTATAAGCGCCCTGTTTTTGTCTATCATTAACGGGATGTTACAGGGCTGTAATACATCATTTGCAAAAATGCTGCCTTCATCTGCTAATACGGGTTTTGTTACAAACTCACTGCCTTTCAGGCTTGCAAATTTTAGTCCTTTATAAAAATAGGTCCTGCGCTCGGCCCACATCAGCGGATAATTGCATTCAACAGGGTATTTATAACGCCCGTTAAATTCTAGCAGATTCATCTCCTCAGCGTATACCGGGCGCGGTTCCTTGCATGCAACGGGATTAATCTCCTGTTCCTGCAGCAAAATGCCGTTTGTTTCAGCGTCAAACGTATAATTATGCATTGCTTATTTTCCTTAAAAGCCGCCCCCTGCGGGCGGCAGCCTTAAAACTCTAAAGACAGTTTGCAGGTATCATCACCAACATACGCAGTGCAATCACGCATATGTTCATCACCGATATGCCAGAATGTAGCGTAATTTTCTACAAAATCTGTAAAATCTTCAGCTAATTTTTCGGCAGTAGCATCATCATCCATTAAATACCAGGTGATAATTTCGGGGTTTTTTAGCCGTTTACCGTCTACAGCGTCAACAGAAATATATGCTTTTTTCATAATTGTTCCTTAATAATTGACTCCTGTTTCCGGGCGGGTTCCTCAATCCGCCCTTCTGTTAGCTATTCTACACTTATGTTAGAAAGAGTGCAAGAGATTTTATAAATTATTTTGTGATTTATTTATCACTTTTCAGATACTCGAGAAGCAGATCCTGTACTTTCCTTTTTGATTGCAGCCGGGCAAGGACAACAGGATCAAGGGTTTCCCGGGCTATGATGTGATAGATATATACCGGCCGGGGGTGTCCGGCCTGATATTGCCGCGTGGGGCCTATCCTTTCAATTACCTGTAAATACTGTTCCAAATCCCACCATTGATCAAAAATCACTAAAATGTGCCCGCCATCCTGTAGATTAAGGCCATGCCCGGCAGCGGCCGGGTTAGTGACCAGCAGCGGAATTTCTCCCCGGTTCCACCGGGCAATTATTTCCGGATCTTTTTCCAGCAGAACAGCGGATTTGTAGCGTTTCAGAATCCTTTCAGCGCTAAAACGCCAGTGATATGCAACCAGCACGGGCTCCCCGGCGGCTTCCTCAAGAATCGAGTCAAGCGCTAACAGCTTTTCATCATGCAGAACGCGGCAGGCGCCTGAATCATCGTACACGCCCCCGGAGGCGCATTGCAGGCACTTTGCAGACAGGGCCGCGGCATTGACCGCGGTTATATCCGTATCATCTGTTACAGCAACGGTTAGATCCCTGCGAAGCTGTTTATATACCTTTTCAGCCTTTTCCGGCAGCCCGATGTTTACAGGCACTATAACAGGCTGCTTTATATCAAAATAATCTTCGGCTGATAATGATATGCTCACAGGTGCTATTCTTTCCTGAATCCTTTCATCAGCCCCGGGCCGTGGCTCATACTTAAGCGCATAGGCCGAGGAGCCAACCTGATAGGCGTCAAAAAATGCGGATGTAAAAGCGTGGAAAGATTTGCCGAGGGCCTTTCCTTTATCTATAAACCACATTTGGCCCCATAAATCAATAAGGCCGTTAGCGGCCGGGGTGCCGGTCAATTCGATGAATCTTTTTACCTTATCCCAGGCGGGGGCGGCCAGCGCGCGCGCCCGGGATGATTTTGCCCCGCCCAGCCGGAAAGATTTTAGCCGGGTTGATTCATCAGCTATCACAGTCTTAAACGGCCATGCCGCCCCCAGGGTGTTTACAAGCCAGGGGATCTGCTCATAATTAGCGGTATAAATATCTGCCTTTTCATCCAGCAGCTTGCGGCGGCGGGCGGGGGTGCCGCTTATGCATATACAGGAAAGATTAAACCCCCATTTTAAGATCTCCTGCGGCCAGGTTGAGGATGCGACCCGGAGGGGTGCCAGAATCAGAACAGGGAACGCCTGAGGATCTTTTTTTTTCAATTCCTCAAGCGCCGCCAGGGTTGATGATGTTTTCCCCATGCCCATGCCCGCGAAAACGGCGCCGCGGTCATGTGTAAGGATAAAATCTATAATTTTCTTTTGGTATATCCTGGGCGTGAATATCATGCTTCTCCCTTAATAAACACCGCCCCGGAATCCAGGGCGGCGCAATGGTTAAAAGTGAATCATCATACGAAGATTAATCCGGCTGTTTCTGCCGTATTCGTATTCAGCAATGCCCGCGCGCATGCCGTGAGACTTGCAGAACAGGGTAAAACCACGGGCGTTTAACTCGCGGTAAACTGCATAAACGCCCTCCTTTGAATGCAAATCCCCCGCTCTAATGGTCATGCCTTCGATTCCCTCAAACATCTCCGCAGAATCGGCGCCGTGAATCTCGAGAGATGCAAGCAAAAAGGCAAAAATTGCTTTTTCGTTTTCAGTAGCGCCCGGGAAAATTCTTGTTTTCATGTTTCTGTTCCTTATGTTTCCGGGATTCCTCAATCCCTGAATTCATTCTACTCTCCTAAATAGAAACATGCAAGATTTTTTAGATAATATTTTGTGCTTTTAATCACAAAATCAAACTGCCGAATGGTTAGAGAATTCAACCCTTGCGACACGCTGCAGGGATTCAATCACCCGAACAAAATCCTGGGGCAGAATTTCAACATCTGATAATCTGCCGTCCTGAATTTCACACCAGTGGCCGTTGTCAAGTCTGGCATAGGCCATTACGGCGGCCGACCCCCTGATTACACAGCTGACATATTTATTACAGCACTCACGGATAGTCATAGTAAATCCTCATGTTCATTAAAGGGGCGGCGCAATGCCGCCCGGGGTTCTGTTTTAGCGTGGTTATTCCTCGTCAGGGAATACCGCGATAGAATGCCATGCGGCGTTACCGAGATTAAGGACCGCCCAGGCGCTGTAATAATATGAACTCAACAGCACGGCGCACTTCTTATCGATATTTTTCAGGGATTCAATCCCCTCAGCGGTCAGAACAGGGGATACTCCTAACTCCCTGTAAACCCTGCGCCCCTTTTCGGTGCCAAAAGTGCTAATCAGTCCGTCAAGAAGATCCTGTTTCCTGATGCTGATAAATGCGCCGCTCTTTCCGCCGCGCGGCGCGTCATTGCCCTCGATAAAAGGGCACTTGATGCTCCTGAGGATCCCGCGGATCTGCTCCGCATTGTCTACAATGGTACTAAATCCGCGGCCTGATGAAACGTGCCAGGGATGAATAACTACAGTGTCATCACTGGAGTAACGTCCGTCAACAGTGCCGAAAAGGTAATGCGCGCGATGTGAAACAGTGCCATCCTTCTTGATGCAAATCTTTTCAAACTCGGTAACTTTAGCCATTTCAAAACTCCTTATGTTTTCCGGGATTCCTCAATCCCTGCATTCATTCTACTCTCCTGTTAAAAATAATGCAATAGTTTTTATAAATTATTTTGTGCGTTCTTGAATATTTGTGATTTTAATCACATTCAGACATTTCAAAAAGATCTGATAAAGCTGTATCAATCTGTTCCGGGGAATCACAGACGAAAACAACACAGCCAGCCCTTCTCATCTCATGGTGTTCTTTTACTTGCAGCGGTCCGGGCTTTTTCCCGGGAGCCTTGAGTTCGATCCAGGCGTGACAGGCCGGAAAAGGGAAAAAGATAAACCAGTCGGGCGCACCGGACCACGCCGCCCAGGTGCATTTGCGGCAGCAGCCCCCCAAATCCTTTACGCGCCTTTTCAGATAGGCGGTGTTTCTTCCTTCAGGTGTCATGATCAAAAAAAGGCCGGGGGATATGCCCCGGCCCCTCCGTGTCAGTGGTTAAAATCTGCTAGAAAGGTACATCACTGTTGTTAAGATCATCCGCGGGCGGATATCCCCCGCCCTGATATCCGCCCTGAGGAGCGGATGCCGGGGCGCCGTACCGGGGCGCCGGGCGGCCATAAGGAGCAGCGGCGGGGGCGCGCGGTGCGGGGCTTGCCATCGGGGCGGGTTCCGGTTCCCTGTACTGCGCGGATGCATCTGCGGCCTTTGTTTCATCAGGATAATCATCCGCGGAAAGGCTTACACCTCCGAACGGCGTATCATACGCCTTGAACTGGACGCCCAGGAGCATAGCGGAGACGCCCGATTTTATAACCGCCCCCGTGGGTGATTTTGCCTGATAGCTAAAAATCTCCACATACGCATTAACATGATACCCGCCCCTGAATTTATCTTTAATCACTGCCGGATCCGTGATCTGAATCCGGGGGTTGCTGTCACGAAGATCCGGGCGCATTTTGGATCTTGCGGTGATGTAGAGATTCCCGGCATAGCCCGCGGGGTTCTTCTCGCGGTCATCCCCGGATCTGACGGGATTCCCGGCGGCAAGAATGCGATCCGCCTGGGCGCCGAACTCCTCCCGGGCTACCGTCTCAACAGCCTGCTTAAGCTGCTGCGCGGCCGGGCTGTCAGGCGCAAAAAGGAAAGTAGCTTCATAGCGGGGATTATCCCCGTTGATAGACGGGCGCGGCTCCTCAAGTGCCGGATATGATATCCGGGCGTCTGCTATAAATACCTTTGTTTTAGCCATAAAAAAAACCTCAATAAGCGATTAAAAACGTTTTTTCTGTTTATAAACACTGAAAAACAGTAAAAAACACCTTAAAAACTCTGATAACGTATTTTTGTTTTTATCCCTCCTTTTTCGATTCATCAGGATAATCAGCGGCTGATAACCCAGGGGCGGCCGCGGCCCGTTCATCAGATTCAGGCACCACGATTAAAGCCCCCTCCGGGCGGGTTACCTGATTCGACAGCTGCAAAGACTGCTCGGGGGTTAACGCCTTTGACTTATACAGCTTGTCAGCCTGGGCCGGTGATATGATTTTTTTAGTGTAAATCTGGTCATCCGACAGGCCGAAGGACCTCATAAGCACTTCAGTAGATTTTACATCTTTCCAGGTCCTGTTTCCTGCCTTGCCGTGAACAAGTTTATAGCCCGGGACAGAACCCCCGGAACTCAACTCGCTGTATGCGCGGTCCTTTATAGCCTTGATCCAAATCTCAATGGCGGGAATTTTCTCAAGCAATTCCCCTAAATGCTCAGAATCTATGTTTACATCCGTAAAATTCATATTAACCCCCGCTGCGGTTAAAGCGTATTTTGCAAGTGCGGCGCATGAATGCCGGGCCGCACAAAACCGGCACTGCTCAGCCCCCGGGCAGAATCTCAACTCCTCCGGATGCGCGTCAATTTCGCGCAGAGCCTCGGCCGCCGGTTCCTTCAGTGCGTCAGTCATGCGGATAAGATCCGGAACATCAACAGCCCAGGAATCCTCATGATGCAGGCGCGGCTGAACAATGTGCATAAAAATCTTTTCCGGGCATTCCATCGCCGGGGCAAACATCTCCAGGGCGGATCTGGCATAAATCGCAAGCTGCAGATTATTTTTTGCCGATACCTTAACGCCCGCCCCGAATTTCAGATCAACAATGTGAATGCAGGCGTTAGCAATTATCACCGCGTCAGATGTGCCGAAACACCCCGGGGCGAGCCAGGAGGCGTCCAGACGCTGCTCAATCAGTCTGACAGGAAACGGCGGGAGGGGTGTTTTGTCTCTGACAGAGCGCAATTCGACAAACTCCGTATATGGCTTCACCTGGTCATAAAACGGAGCCGGATCTATCTTTTCACCTCCTGCCGGAGCCTTATACGGCCGCCCGGTTAAAACTGATTCGGCTACGGCATGAGCAACGGAACCCTCCAGGGCAAACGGTGAGGATTCATCAGGCAGATCCAGACACATTGCGACAGACGCCGGGCACTGACACCAGCGGGAAGCGGCAGAAGGTGAGAGAATCGCATGATCACGTGGTGCCATATCAGCAATCCTCCTTAATTTCGCAAAGTTTGAGAAGATCCGGGTAGAATTTTGAATCAAGATCAAAAACAGAACGGACACCATGCTCCTGGAGAAACAGCAAAATTTCCTTGCTGCCATCCGCTGCGGCCTTGCGGACACATGCCGACCGGACCTCCCCCAGGGCCTTTCTCTCCGATTCAGTCAGGATCCGGGCGTGGGGCTTAATCTCCTGCTTTGATTCAACCCGGGCGGGGGCGTCTGCATTTTTAATGCTGTTAATCATCTCCTCGGTAAGCATCTGGGCATACCGGGCGGACTTTTGAATAGATTCATTCACCCCGGTTAACTGCCGGATCAGGTATTCATTCAGCGTTTCAGCCATGTTTATATTCCTCAGGAAATGCCCGGCACCGCGGCCGGGCGGATAATAATCAATCGGCATTCGGGATTCCTCAATCCCCTGAAATTCATTCTACTCTTTTGTTTCAAATAATGCAAGAGATTTTATAAATTATTTTGTGAATTTAATCACAATAATTTATAACCCCAGCAACGCGCGGGCTTTTGCCCGCGTCAGGCCTAACGCCCTGGCAAGCGCGTTAATGCTCGGATACTTCTCCCCGTTGTATTCTACCGGCCTGCGGTATCTGGACACCTTAAACCCCTTTTCAGCCCTGTATTTATATCCGCTGCGCTTAATGCCCACGGATAAACAATATTCTTTTATGGAAGAATAAATAACCCCGTCAACAGTGATTTTCTTTGTTTGATATTTTGGCGCATCAAGTGGCACGCCCTGCTTTTTGCGCTTGCGATAAGTACCTTTTGATATTCCTATGGCCCGGAGCATGGCATTTATACTCCGGTACTTTACGCCTTTGAATTCTACAGCTATCATCATTTCACCCATACAAGATCATAAGATTCAGGAATGCTGCAGGGCGTATCATCTCCGCAGGAATGATATCCCGAACGGTCCTCCCAGCCCTTTACGGCCCGGGTGCTGTAAGACTGATAGACAACGGGCGTATCAAGATAACTGCATACAAGCCCGGCAAAAAACACGGAAAAAAGCAGGATAAAAACAAAACTCTTCATAATTACTTCCCCGAAAAAGCCGCCCGCCCGGGGCGGCCGGTAAATGTGTACCCAAAAAGCCGTTTTCGGGTACATATCAAATGAATGTGTACCCAAAAAGCCGTTCCCGGGTACATATAGCGGTATCACCCGAAATAAATCTCGTCAAAAATGTTATTGATGTGTTCCTGGATCATGCATCTGTCAACGTTGTAACGGCATGCGGCCAGCTCGTCAATATAATCATGCTTTGCTTTAATGATTCTTGCATGCCTTTCAGCGGTCATAACCAGGCGATCTTCATGATCCCAGTTGTAATTCTCCTCGGCGGTCATAACCTCATAAATCGCATCATTCAGTTTCATTTCAAACTCCTTATGTTTTCTTAACTTTCTGAAGCCTATTCTACTCCTGAATTATCAACAATGCAAGAGTTTTTATAAAATAATTTGTGCATTAAATCACAAATAAAAAGGGCGGCAGCGCCGCCCCGGGGTTAATCATCTAAATAATCCCTGACAACAGATGCTGATACATCCTCCAGGGCCTTGAACCGGAATGCGTCTATAACAGTGTCATACGACAAACTTTTATCGCTTAAAACCATATCGGCCGCGGTGCAGCATTCATCCTCAAGAATCCAGGCGGTGTAAAAACGCCTGGCAGAACCCCGCGGCCGCCCGTGGTTTATGAACACCTTTTCAGCGGCCTTTATGGCCGCCTCCTCAAGAACTAGAACCAGGGCGTCGTATTCATCACCGCACAGGGAAATTAAGCCCGTAAAGCGTTTATAAACCTTACCGGGCAAAAATTTCCTCATTCTGTCTTTTATGCTGCTGCTCAAACATGCCTCCTGTTAGCATGGTCATTGTAGATCCAGGCCGTTTCATCGAAATAATAACGGCATTCCTTCATCAGGGCGGAAAAACCCCGTGATTTTGCGATGTGGTAGCGCCCCGAGCGGGCGCCTTCCGCGTAAAGGAACTCCCAGACGTCACCGAGATCCGTCACCCAGACCCAGTGGCCGGTGTTGTCCTCACGGGAATAATTATATGTTATGCAGATTGAATGTTCTTTCATGTTTTTTTCTCCCGGAAAATGCCCGGCACCATGCCGGGCTGATGCTGTTTCAGGCAAGACGCCCGATTAAATCGCGAAGCTCGCCGCGTTTTGTGCGAATCATAACACCCGCTACTTTCTCACTGATAAGGCCGTGAGATACTTTTACAATTACGGATACAAGGGCGGCAAAAGCCTTGAATTCATCCGCGTAAGCCTTATCAAAAGCGGCCTCCAGGGCGGTGTCATCCGGATTTGCATCCCATGCATCGCTCGCCCTGTTAGATACCTGCTCAGCTTTCTCAAATGCCTTGAAAAGATTTTTGATGTTCATTTCAAACTCCTTATGTTTTCCGGGATTCCTCAATCCCTGAATTCATTCTACTCTTTCATTAGAAACAATGCAAGGGTTTTTATAAAATATTTTGTGCGCTTTCTCTCATTTCCAAACCAGCCCGGGTATCCGAGTGCGCCCGCGGGAGAGTTTGTTAACAAACTTTAATCCGCTAAAACGTTGATTTTAAGCCTTTTTTGCCTGTAAAAAACAAAGTACCAACTAACAAAGTGGTTTTCAACATTCTATGTTTTTTCTCTATACGATCTTTTTCTGCAATTTATAGCTATTTTTTGCATATTTCTTATATATCTATATCTTTTTATTACTTTTGTATTTAACTTTGTTAGTTTGTTAGTTTGTTAATAAGATGATAGATTAATAAGCAGGTTCAAAGAGTTACGGAGAAAATAACCGGATAACAAACTCAAAACAAAGTACTAACAAACTAAAAACGCAGATTTTTGCACCAAAATGGTGCTGCAAAAAAAAGCCGTTTTTTGCAGATTTTCCTGGGAAAAATGCAAAAAAACGCCGTTTTTTGCAGATTTTCTGAAAAACCTGCAAAATTTTTGAGAAAATCTGCAAAATCTGAAAAAGTTGCAGATTTTCATTTTTTGCATTGCAAGAATCTGCAAAAAAGGCTAATATTTTGCAGAAAAACGGAAAAGCAATAAAAACATAAGGGGCAAAAATGATGAATCCGGCTGGCTCCTGCGGTGCGTCTCCGCAGGAATGGCAATATACAGACGCGCTGGGGGATGATATCCGGTATATTGTCCCTATTGTTTCAAATCCCGGGCTCCCCGGAATCGGATCCTTACTGAGAGTACAGAAAACCAGGGGCAAAATCCCCTCGGTGAAAGACAGCAGCGGGCGGGTTATGTGTCTGTCAAAATGGCAGGTGCACGACACCACGGCCGCCGAACTTGCCGCCTGGGAACACGATCCTGATTACGGTTACGGCTTCCGCACCGGGCACGGCGGATATATTGCCGTTGACTGTGATATCGATGACTGGGATATCTGTTCCGCGGTGCGTCAGCTGCTAGCTGATGCGCTTGATGTCAACTGGCAGGAGGTGCCGCTCCGCACGCACGGAAAGGCGCCGCGCTGGGCGTCAATCATCAGGATCGAGGGGATTGACACACTGCCAAAACACGTTCTGAAATGGACTGACGACAGCGGGAACAAGATTGAGTTTTTAGGCACGGGGCAGCAGCTCGCATGCGCCGGCCGGCACCCGTCAGGGGATAATTATCGCTGGTCATGCCCGCCCTTTCCGGCGAAAACAATCACGCAGAACGCCTTCCGGGAATTCATTCAGGCGTTACGGGACAATTTCCCTATAGAACTCGAAAAGAACAGCCCGGATCCGGTCCGGGTAAAAGGGAAAACATTTGTAGAGATTGACCGGGTGGCAGACTGGCTCCGGGATACAGGGCGCGTTATCGGCACCGGTCCGGAGGGGCAGCTGTTTATTGATTGCCCCTGGTGCGATGCTCATACCATGAGCGGCGGCCCGGGTGAAACGTGCTATTTTCCCGTGGGGTCAAACGGATACCTGGGTGGCGGGTTTAAGTGCCTGCACGCTCATTGCGCCGATAAAACGACAGCGGATTTTTTAGCCTGGGCACGGTCGCAGGGTTTTGAGCAGACGGCAGCGGATGACTATCCGGACGAGACAGAATCAGAGAGAGAGTCAGAACCGCTAAAACAGTCGGGAACATCCCCCGCCAGGGGCGGTCTGCCGGAACTCATTGATATTGTAGAATCGGACAAGAGTTTGAAAGGTATCAGGCTTAACGATTTCTGCAATATGATTGAATTTACCTCTCCGGTGCCGTGGAATCCCCTGAATCCGGCAGAACTGCCCGCTGACGGGCGCTACTTTATCCGCGATACGGACTATGCGCAATTCCGGCTGTATATTGAGACTACATACGGCATGCGGTTCCGCGTGGCGGATTATACAGACGCCTTCAACATCCTGGCGCAGAGACAGCATTATCACCCTATCAAGGATTTTATCCGTGGCCTGCCCGTCTGGGACAACACGCCCCGGGTTGATACCCTGCTTCATGATTACCTGGGGGCGGATGACAACATTTACACCCGGGAGGTCATGCGTAAAACGTTATGCGCCGCGGTTCTGAGGATATACCGCCCCGGCGTTAAATTTGACACCATGCCGGTGTTGAACGGCCCGCAGGGGATAGGGAAAAGCACGCTGTTAGCCCGGTTAGGCGGTGAATGGTTTAATGACAATGTTTCACTACTGGGCACCCGGGATAAATCAGCGGCTGAGGGCCTGCAGATGTCCTGGCTGGTAGAGCTGTCTGAGGTAGACGGCGGCCTCCGGCGGTCAGATCTTGAGTCCGTGAAGGCCTTCCTGTCACGCACGATAGATGTATACCGCCCGGCGTATGGCCGCACTGTGGAAAAGCACCCGCGGCAATGCGTTTTTTTCGGCACCGCAAACAGCGAAAACGGCTATTTGTCCGATTTGACCGGGAACCGGCGTTTTCTGAATGTCAGGTGCAAAAAGGATTCAGAGAAGCACCCCTGGGATTTGACTGATGACGATATCCGGCAGATTTGGGCGGAGGTCAAATTCCGGGTGTCACATCATGAATCCCTGATTTTATCCGCAGAAGCGCAGAAAATAGCCGAGCGGGAACAGGATCAAGCCCTCGAGACTGATGAAAGGGAGGGGATAATCATGCGTTTCTGTGATTTGGCGCTGCCGGGCGGATGGCAGAACTGGGATATAAACAGGCGCGCGTCATGGCTGAATAATCCGCTCGTTAAAGGCGTTGAAATTCGGCATTATGTCTGCATACTTGAAATTTGGTGTGAGTGCCTCGGACAGTCTCAGGTATCCCTGAAAAAATCCGATTCAATCAAAATCGGAGCCACGCTGCTCAAGCACGGGTGGAAGAAGGCCGGCGTCAAGCCCTGCGGCCCGTATGCTATGCAGAGAGTGTACGCAAATCCGCATGTGATATAATTTTTTACAGATGTGTTTACAGTGTAACAGGGCGGATTATGCATTATATTGAGCAGTTTTTCCGTGAGCATCCTGTTCTTTCCGGGGCGCTCCTGGCCTTTATTACATCGGTTTTAAGGCTGTGGAACCGTCAGGGGTCATGGTGCAACAAGCTGATTGATTCGGCATTATGCATGAGCCTGACAACGGGAATTTTTTACGGGCTTAACTACTTCAGCCCGCTTGATCCAAAAGTTGCGCTGTGCATTGGTTCTTTTGTCGGTTACCTGGGCACGGAACAGATAAAGGAAATAATTCTCCGGGCAGTTGATATCAAGACAAACAGCAACATCAGCGGAACACTTGCTGAGACAGAAAACAACAAACACCCGGGAGAAGATGATCATGCCTGATGTAAAAAGATTCTGCGAATCCCCCGGATGTCATGACCTCGCGGAAAAGGGCGGGCACTACTGCAAAAAGCATGCCATATTAAAAGAAAAGCAGAGACGCCTGGCACAGCTGCAATCACATGACAAAACGCCCTCGGCGCGCGGATATAATTCAAAGTGGAACAAGGCAAGAAAGATATTTTTAGCTTCGCATCCAACATGTGCAATCTGCGGCGCGCCTGCTACTGATGTAGATCACATCATCCCGCATAAGGGGAATAAAAAATTGTTTTGGGATCAATCCAACTGGCAGGCGCTTTGCCACTCGTGCCACTCCCGGAAAACCGCCCGGGAAGATATGGGCAAATGGTGAAATTTTGCTCAAAATGCAAAAACCGTGCCAACTTTGGAGGGTAGGGGGGCAAAAAATGAACAGCGGGATTGCGGAAGTAC